GGTGCGGGCGCTGGCGCTGGCGCGCTTGGTTTTGAAAATACCCCACCCATTACTTGTATCCCAAGAGCTTCTTGCTTGCTGGTAAAGGTATACCCAACCCACTAACCATCTTAGCTTTAGTGCCAGAACCTTGTGGCTTCTTCTTTACTGGCTTGCCTTTGTTTTTCATGCTGAACCCAGTAGTTGTTTGGTTGCCATAGGCGCATCTTCAGTCACGCCTTGGGGGCTAGTGAGAACTGTTTCGGCTCGTCCTGTTGCACCCGCACGACGTTGCCGCGTTTCGAGCGCAGCAGCCCGTATTTCAGCGTCTGAACGTGTCGGGGGTAAGGGGGCCGCAGCTACTTGTTGGGGAGCGCCCCCGCCAAACATTCCACCCATAACAACACCTTTTGTTTTACGAAGTTAATGCACAATAGCAATAACGTTACTTTTGTGCAACACCTATATAACCGAGTACTCCATGCCCCTAGCTACACGCTTTCGCATTCCTCGACGTGAAACACCTGAATCCCTTCGCGCCACACTGCGCGAGAAGGTCATTGCCAGCGCATCAGCATTATTGGGAGAGGCATACCCTCTCTTCTTCATGCGGTCCTTCGGCTCTAGCTTTAACTGACCCTTGAGCGAATAGTCATACATCGGAGCAGCAAGATCATCTGCCAGCCCTTTGTTATCGGGCAGACACGCTCCGGGCAGCCAATCGCGGATTCTACCCCATAACTCCGTTCGATGGTTAGCATATGTCTCTTTGTTCTCCGCTCCACCGCCCGCCGTTACCTCAATAATTCTGTATCCATACTCTCGCAGGATATCAATCACTCCGCCTCCAACACCGTCACCCTCAACAAACACACCATCAGGCTTGTACTTGTCGATGTACTCCGCACAGCTTGATGCCAACTCAGAGGTAGAACACCTCTTGTACGAGCGCCACGGAATGACATCCGCATTCCGACCCTGCCTAAACGCAATCACCGCCTCATCATCTCCAAACCGCGCAGGATCAACACCCATCAGCAGGGGCGCACCCATGTCTGCGTCAATCTTTCGATTCATCGCATCATCAACCTCACCCCGGCTAATGAACTGATGGTCTCCCTGACGGGGGAACATCCCGTAGACTTCAACTCTAGCCTCGTCACTATCCGCCCCATACTGCTTAATGATCTGCTGGTAGAGCGCCTGATCATTCTCATTCACCGAACGAGCATCTACCGTGCGATTCCACCACGTATCCCGGTTCGCATTAAAGCACTCAAAGAACGCACCAGACGGATTACGCGGATTGGAGATAGCTACCCAAAAGCGATGCACCGTCTTATCGGTGAAGTAACCCTGCGTCACCGGCCAAATGACGGACGGAATACCAGAAGCCTCATCAAACAGCACAGCCATGCCCTTCTGGCTATGAACCCCTGCAAAGGCGTCAGGGCTTTCCTCGCTCCACAGACGGGCCTGTATGTACCAATAGGCGTCATCGTACTCTGTAGTGGCCTTCAGGGACGCCACAAGCCAGTCTGCCGGGCGCAGCGACATCGCATTATGCTCGAACCAGTTGGAGTGGATAGCCATCGTGGCCCACTTGCGTATCTCTGGGAACGTGGTTGATTTAAGCTGCTGCTCGGTATTCGCCGATACAATGACTGTGGAACTCGGAACGCAGCTAAACAGCCACAGCGCAATCCACGCGAGGAACGCTGACTTGCCAATACCGCGCCCCGACGCGATTGCAATCTTCAATAGCTCCGGGTCTAGCTGCTGTCGGGTCTTATTGCGGTTGCGAGCAAGATGATCTCGCATCTCAGTCAAAGCCTCTACCTGCCAGCCTCGCGGGCCTTTGGCATTCTCCAGTGGAGAGTTGGCCTTGCCCCACGGAAACGCATACAGAACAAAGCTCAGTGGATCATCCTGAAACTCTAGCATCTGAGCTATGAGTTGCTGCTCTTGCTCACGTGGTTGTTGCTTTGCCATGTGTCAACCTATTATGTGATTACTGAAAAAATATATAAAATGGGGAGTGGTGACCTCCATAACTATTTGCCCGCGCCGGGAATCTCGGGGGTGCCCCCCCCCCATACCCCCCCCCATCAACTATTCTTCAATGATATCAACGGGTTGCGCCTCGATCACGTTGGCTGGCTCCATTCGGTCCAGCCGATCGCGTGCCGCTTCCATGGCATCGCCGAGATCGATTAGCGTGTGGCTCACAGCAAGCGTTGCCTGTTGGGGGATGATCTTGGCAACGAGCGACCAGAATATAGCAGGCTCACTTTCAGCCAACGTTAGCAGGCCCTCGCCACTTTCCCCGGCGATCTTGTCGAAAGCCCAATTCACTTTTTCGCGAATCTCTTTCGTGGCGCGGTTCTGTGAGCCTTTTGGACGCCCCCGGGGCTTTTTCACGATTTCAGGCATTTGTTTAATCCCCAAGCTATTGATGTGCATTATATTGCACATTTAATCTTTTTTGCAAGTTTGTGGATAAATCGCTTGTCACATGGAAACCTTGAACCTATATTCAAATCATCGAACGACGCAAACAAGGGAAACGCCATGTACATGTTAACCGACAAACGCAAGTCAGACAAAATCAGCGCCGAGCTTTATCTTTATGATTGGGCCTGTGGTCGAATTTCAACCGCCGAAGCAAAGGCGCATTGCGTCGCGCACGGGTTCCAGATTGATTTCAGGCAGGCCGACGTTGGCGCATATCTCGACGCGACGGACGTTGTATCGGGCGAATATGTCCGGTTTGAAATCTAACGCCACCAATAAGAGGAAAACCAAGCCATGATCAAAACAACCCCCGAATTAATGCGCGCCTTGAAGCGCGATGATTTTTGCGGAATTGTCTTATACGACGGACCGTCTAAATTAGACGGCGCGCCGATTATTGCCGTTGCCTGTCGCATAACCGACGCTAGCAACAACGAGAAAACCGGCGCAATGGTGCAGACGTTTATCATGCGCAAAGACATTGCGCCGCATAAGGCGTTGAAAACCGGCGACGATGCCAGCGTGTGCGGAGATTGCCCGCTTCGCCCGATAAACAAAGGCGCGACGCGATGCTATGTCCGCGTGTACCAAGCGCCGCTTTCCGTTTGGAATGCATTCCACCGTGATCGATACGCGGTGCCGGGAGTTGATTTTGACGCGGCATTGTTACCGGGAATTTTTGCGGACTTAGCTTTCCGCCTTGGCTCATATGGTGACCCGGCGGCAATCCCGGCGAGCGTTTGGAAAACAGCAACGAAGCTCGTTAAAAACCGCACGGGATACACTCATCAATGGCGCAAGCGCGCGGGCGCCGGTCTCAAGAATCTTTGCATGGCGTCCGCCGATAACGAATCCGACGTTGCGACGGCAACGGCAAAAGGCTGGCGGACATTCCGCGTTCGGAAACATGACGCGCCAGCACTAGCAAACGAGGCCGTGTGTCCGGCGAGTAAAGAGGGCGGGCACCGTACACAATGCGACACATGCGGGCTTTGCAAGGCGGCATCGATCATCGCCAAAAACATTGTGATCGCGGACCATGGACTAATGGACAAGCGCCGCTACGCAAACGCGTAGCTTGTGTTCACGCCATGCCGCGCGCCGTGCGCGGTATAGGTGAGTACAAGTGAACCGCAACCCGAATGGAGTTTAGAAAATGACCGAAAAAGAACCGAACGCCGATACCCTAAAAACATGGCGTGAGAAGTTTGCCGCTGACGATGATGCGGATTTGCAGATGTTCGCAAAACTACCCGACAACGGCTTGCTGGCGCTCGCCAAACTAGTCCGCTCGATTAAATAACCCCACGAACAGGAGTGCAAACCATGTCATTCAAACCCGTATTTGTTTTCGCCAACAATGAACGCTGCACCAACGCGCAAGCGTTTGCGACGCAAACCGAAGCGGAAAACAGCGCGCGCGCACGTTTCAACGTGTGGACCATGCCCGAAGATTGGGACACCGAACCAAGTGAGGACGCGCCCAACTATCGTTGGGATGATAGCGCCGGGGATGTTCGGCTTTAAACCACGAGAACTAGGGGCGATTGCCGCGCCCCTATCTCGCGCGGTTTGCGCGGTAGGCCTCGGTAGGCCGAACCTTGATCGACTATGCGCCGCGTAGGGCGCGCAACATGAGGGAAAACAATGGAACCAATTACAAACCTGCCCGAACTTCTCGACGCCATGCAATGCGACGCATTCGACGACCGGGAAATGTCCGCGCTGCCCACGTTTGGTGGCCCAGAGCCACGCGATACCACGGAAATATGGTCGTGGGATGCAACCCACGTGATAACCGGGACACATCCCGGCGACTATACAATCGAAAAGAGGAACACAAAATGACTCAAAAATACGCACGAACAATACGCCAAAAGCGACGCAACGGATGGACCGCCATCTGGAACGAATACCGCCCGGCAAAGGCGGACGGCACGCCCGATATGCGACACACACCAAACGCCAACGCACGCCAGCTACACACGCACGCAAACGGCCACAAGCGGCTCTATATCAACAATCTTCTAAGGGCCGAAAAGTACGCTGCCCGGAGGGACACAAAATGAAAATCGCATTGAATTACATCGCCATCACTGCTTGCTGGTTGGGGTTCGCGCTTCTGCTCTATATGGCCCTCGTGGTGATAGGATGAAAAATCCCCGCAAACTACGAACATGGATGCGCCTTGAACATGGCCGGGCAAGTAGCACTGCCCGCGCCTGCGGCGTATCCCGACAGGCCGTCTCGGCATGGGTGCTTGGCACCAGCACACCAACACCCGAAAAACGAGATA